CTTTTTCACCCCATCGGAATAATTTTGAAGTTCTTCATCAGAAACTTCTTCCGGGGGTTCCTTCATCGGAGGACGGTTTCTGTCCTCTTCCGGGGTGTCATCAACAATCTCAATATCGATTTCCGCTGCGGGAATATCGACATCTTTTTTCTCGGTTTCTTTTTCGTCCGGGAAAACGAATTCTTGCTTTTCCATTATGGCCTCGCAATTCCTCTGGGATCTTCTACCACTGCCTCAATCGCATCGTCAGTGATGATGCGAAACTCACGCCCGTGAATCTTTAGGCGGGAGCCGGACATTGCCCGCGTCATTACAAAGTCACCAACTTTGCATGAAGGCCCGCTTGGGAACCTTGCCGGATCTTTAAAGCAATCCGGGCCCATTGAGACAACAAACAACACCGGCGACAAAAGCTCTTCATGCATCATCGTTTTGGACGATTTTGCGAGCCCGCTATCGAAGGTGTCATTAACCTCTGGAATGGCACAGAGGATGTGGTACGTCACAGGTTGAGGGAGTTGTTTCGCCTTCTTTTCCGGAGAATCCGGAATTTCGGTTACCTCATGTTCGTCAGACGCAATGAGGATGTCACTCATCAAATTGCTCCATTTTTAACGCAAGGTCTTTAAGGAGTTCATCTGCCAGTGACAGACCCTGAATTTCACCGACGATGCGCTTGTAATCCGCAAAATCACTAGCAGCCCCAGAAGCAAGGGCGTCGATTAGTGAGTTTTTACGGGTTTCAAGTTCTTTTTGGACTACGGATATCGCAGTAGCCATTGATTACCTAAATGTTTTGAGAAGTTCGGCGCGAATCTTTTTGTCGATTTCGCGTTCTTTAGCGTTAATTTTTGCTGCTTCTTTCTGCGCCCCGATCCCAATTTGGGCCTGTTGCAGGTCCAATTTGCGCTGGGCAACCTCGAAATCGCGCTGACTGTCGGCGTCTTTCTGTTGAATCTCTTTTTCCCAGAGGGCGATCTCTTGTTGCTTGAGAGCCATCTCGGGGTTTTGCGCCTGTTGCTGGGCCTGCTGCTGTTGGGCCTTGGCCTGATTGGTCTGAAGAAGCTGCTGGGCCGCTTGGGCGACCAGCCTTGAGATCTGAACTTCCGCTTCCGGAGGAATTTCCGCATCCGGGGCGGTCATGGGAACCCCAAGCTGTTCTTCAATCTTGGCGCGGTAGTTAAACGCCATGTGTTCTGCGATATGGGCCATGATGGCCCCCTGCATTTGCGCTGCCATCGGGCTTTGACCCAAGGCACCCATGATGGTGGGATCTTGGAGCAATGCGCTGTGGGTGGCGATATGGGCGTCGTGATCTTGGTAGATAAACGCCTTGGTGGGCTTTCCGGTGAGAAAGCTCATGTTTTCGCTGACTGGGTCTCTGGGCTTTTGGTCCTGCGCCTGAGGGACCAGTTTTTGGGCTTCTTTGATACCCAAAACCTCCAGCATTTGCCGGTGGAGCATTGGGAGGTCGTAGATCTGTGGAGCGCCTTGGGCCAACTGAAGGGCTGCTTGGTACTGCATGATCCGCTGGGCCATAGTGGCCGCGTTGGGATCAGAGACCGGGATGATTTCGACAATGTCGTAATCTTCTTGTTTGGCTGCGCGGTCACCGCCTTCCGGGATGTAGGAATAATCCGGGGGCATGTAATCCCGAATAATCTCTTTTAGTAGTTTAAACTCCATTTTCAGAGATGCGTGGACCCGTGCTTGGACTGCGCTCATGGTCTTGAGCTGGCGCTCAAGGATGGCGAGGGTGGTACCCACCGGGGCCTGCGCCGACATGTCACTGACCTTCAAGTCAGCAATCCCGGCCAGCCTGCGTCCATCATCGGTAATTTTTTCAAGCAACCCCGCCAACACCTGACTCGGCTCCTTATAGGGCAGAGTCATGAAGTTATCCTTCAGGGTTCCCATCGGGATATCTACATCGCGGAACTCTCCGGGGGAGATGGGGGTGTCATCTCCTTTGATCCTCAATCCACGAGTTTTCAATCCACCCGGAAGATTGGACAGGGTTCCTGCGTCCACCAATTGGCGGATAATGGCTGTGCCTGCCCGGGCGTATCCACCAATCAGATGGATAAATCCAAGGCCATAGGCTCCAAACCCGGGGATGTAGGTGTACTGCGTGAAGTGTTGGCGTTTGCGTTTGTATTTATCGCTTTTCTTCCAGTTGCGATAAATCGCCAGAATTTTGTTGGTGCCTTTATCGATGGTGATGACATAGGGTTTTGCTACCCCATCCTCATCGTCGATACCCGGGATGTTGTACTCGATGTGGCTCTCCATAATTTGGTAGCGCTCATCATCGGCCAAGTTGTACCCGAGTTGTTCTGCCTTTTTCTTCTCAATGTCTGTGAAGATCCGGGCAGGCTCACCAAGATCCACATCCCGGTATTGTTTGGTCTCTTGAAGCTTGCGGATGTCATTCTTGGTTTTCCGCATGACATGGGTGGCTCGTTCTGCCACATAGATATTTGATGCTCCATAGGGCATCACAATATCCTCACCCGGGATAAAGATGGCTACCTGCCGCCCGAGATAGGCGTCATAGTAGACCTTCTTAAATGCGGACCCTGCGAGACCGAGGGAGTAGAGCAACCGCTCATGTTCCGGGCGGTACTCGATCATTTCCTCTGTCAGGCGGTAGTTCATATCCGCCCGAACCCGGACAGCAGCATCAAGCTTTTGCGGGGTTTCTTCCCCAATAATCTGCGTCTTGACTGGTCCTTGGGCGGGAAAGGTTTCCACAATCATTTCTGACTGGAACCTAACGGTGGCTTCGGTCAGGATAGGGCTATAGACCCCGCAGGCACCTTCCCACGGGTCAGTCCTTTCCTCATATTTCATCCCAAGAACTTCTAAACCCTTCACAAACATGTCAGCCCAGTCTTGTCTGGACTGGATATCTGCGTCAATCAATTCACAGACATCGCTGGCGATGGTGTCCAAAACACCTTCGTCCATGAAGTTTGCAAGGTTTGCTCCAAATTCATCTGGAGACTGGGGCTCATCAGACAGGATGATGGTTACTTCGCCGGTGTCGATGGTCACTGATTCCGGGTCTTCGATTTCAATTTCGATACCTGCCCCGGGGATCATCTCCATCGGCTCAAGAACTTTGTCCACATCCATGATTTATCCTCAGTAGTACACCGCTCTGCGGCGATAAACCGGTTCATCAGCTTCGTCAGTTTCAACTGAAATGAAACCGCCTTGCCGGAACCGCATCAGCGCCTGAGAAGCCGAGTCGGTCAAATCATCATGTTCTGCGTTGGGAAATGACGCCATCTCTTCCACAACCTCTTCTGCCCACCGGGTCTCAGGTCGCCATATAACCCCGGAGGCAAACAAATCTGCAATGGAGTTTACACGGGCAATCTTGTCTTGTCCCTTATAAGGAGTGTATTCAGACAAGGGGATGCCCATCTTTCTAAGCTCATAAATCAAAGGGGCCCCGGCTGCGCGTTTCTCAATCAATAAGGTGTCAGGATTCCATTCTTTCCACATATCAAACGCTTTTTGCTTCAGCTCCGGAAACTCCAACCTGTCTTTATAAGCGTCCAACAGAATAATGTTGGGCTTCATCTCTCCCCGTTTATCCGGGGAATGGAACACCCCCCAAGTGGTACAGGCGGAGTAGTCAGCCCTGTTATGTTTCTCAAAGGCCGTATCCCAGCTCTGAATCACATACTCACAATCCGGGGGCTCGTTATCTGTCCAAATCTTCCAAAACTCCCGCTTAACAATCGCACCCTCTTCTGAGGTGGGATTCTGTTGGTACTGCGCCTCCCATTTCCCAACAGGCAATTCAGCCTTAATCGCCTCTAATTCTTCTTTCTTCCAAAAACCCGGCCAGAGAGGATTGCCCGAGGGGAGAATGGCCGGAAACTCAATGACCTCCCAGTCATCTGCCCCATCTTTGGATGAATTCTTAAGAATCTGCCCCGTTAAGTCTTTTTTTGACCAACGAGTCATAACTATGATGATGGCCCCTCCCGGCTGTAAACGCTGCCTAGGCCCGGAGGTATACCATTCATAAACTTGGTCATACACCGCAGGATTGCCTAACTTGGCTTCCTGCTCGGAATGCGGATCATCAATCACCAACAAATCCGCACCCTTGCCCGTCACAGCACCGTTTACACCCACAGCAAAGTATTCACCACCCTTGTCTGTGTTCCACCTATTAGCTGCCTTGGAATCTGTGGACAACTTTGTATTAAAGATCTTCTGATACGGCTCAGAAGACACAAGGTTCCTCACCTTCCTTCCAAACCCCATAGACAACTCCGCTGTGTGAGCTGCCTGAATAATCTTCTTCTCGGGAAATCTGCCCAAAAACCAACTGGGCAACAAATAACTCGCAAATTCACTCTTGGTGTTGTGGGTCACAATAAAACCATCGCCCGCCAAGAACAACCCATCCGCACAGTCCACCTTAATACACTGCGTATTACCCGTTTTGTTTAAACGCTCAACAGATATGTACCGGCCAAACTTATTGGGTGTTTTTTTGGTTCGGGCCTCTTTTCTGGGCAACATAAAAACATCTTGAGCATAGAACGAAATTTTCCATGTTCGCCCGTATGAGACTTCATTAATCTTTGCTTCTGATTCCAAGATTGATGCTTTGATGCCCAGGCTGCGTATAAGCTCTGCAACCGCATCAATCATGTCTTTATTACTTTGAGCAAAGAAACATTGCCCGGCTTTACTGACATTCCCATCAGTGTCCATCAGACCTTTTAGAAGGTCTCTGCGCTGTTCAATATCTGCTTCTAGATAGATCCGGGGGATATGTTTATTGCCCAACACGCCAAGCTCTTTAAGCTTGACCTGCAAACCTAGCGTGCCAAATGTCTTGGGGGTTGTTTGATTTGTAGTTGTTACACCCCGTTTTTCAAACTCCTGACGCACAATCACTGTATCTGTGTCATCCGAGGTGATCACTCCACAGCGTGCCGTTCCATCTCCAAGCCAGACACCTAACACATATGGGTCTATAGGCAACTTTTTGGTTGGATACCAAACCGGATAAGCATCCGGCAATTTCGGTAGACGCACATCAATCAATCTGCGGTTCGCAATGAACTCGGTACCACCTCCGCGCTTAGTCCGCAAAACCTCTCCACGCTGCCTGCGCCAAAGCTCTTCGGTCGTGTAATCGTTAAATTTGTTTCGCTTGCGGTCTAACCGCACAGTCCATAAATGCTCTCCATCCACAACCAAAGATGCTCCATCATCAGTTGTGACGCAATACAACTCCCGATTTTTAAAAACTTCAGATTTTCCAATAACCTCAACCGGAATGCCTTCAGGACCAAATACAAAATCACCCACCTTCACATCCGAAAGCAACTTCATTCCCTGCGTTGTTGGTATCTTCATGCTTGTTAAAATAGCATGACGAGGCGGCATGTTCACAATCAATCTCTTCAACTCACCCCTAGCCACCCTCTCAAAAGCATTCGCCATGATCTTATGGTGCTTTCCACCAATAAAGACAGGCCACACCTGACTCACATACGCCAGAAAATCCTCCCGGCATCTGTTCACCCGGTCATGCTCCAACAACTGCAAAATCTTCTTGCGGTCTGCCGGACTCACCTGATCCGCTACCCGCAATAAACTCCCAATCTCTTCTGCACTCAACATTTCAACCGAATCCCCAAATACTTCTTCGGACTCTTCTCCAAATACCCACCCCTCACCAAATCCTCCACAATCCGATGCATGTTGGACTTACTCCTCATCCCCAAACCATTCATCATGATTCGATACGATGGAGCAACTCCGTATAACGCTATGTAAGCTGTTACAAACTTCAATACACGCTGCCTTGGTTTTGTCAAATATATATGCCACAAGGGTGTCCCATTTGAATTAACAAGGGGGGGTGTTTCCTGGAGAGACATGGGGGGAATGTGTGAGGGAAATGGGTGACAGTGTGGATTCGAGCGTAACGGGTGACGGGTGGTCAGTTGCATACTTGGGGGGGTCCGGGTACGGTGGGGTCCTCATCCCTGCCTCCCGTTTACACCACTCATCGCCTCGTTTACACGCCTCCCTTGTCTCCCACTAGCTTGAGGTGATTGCGTAGCTCACGGCGAAGCTGCTCAGGCGTGAGAGGCTGTTCTGCCTGCTGCTGCTCTCGCCACAGTCCGGATGCTCTGCCCAGTAGCTCCAACGCCTTCAATCTCGATCCTTCCTGTTTTGCGCCTTTGCTCAGTGTGACAAGCTGACTCCACACATACCGTTGCGTCGCCGCTCGATCCTCTGCTAGCGCTTCTGTGGTCTCCTGCCAGCCCATCTGTATCAGTCTTGCGATCCGGGGGTCTCGGCAAAGTTTGTGAGCGCAGGCCGAAACGATGGGGTCCGATCCCTTGTTATTCGGGTATGCGTCTCTGTAAGCCTGTCTTCGTGTTTTGCCCTCGATGACACCCTGAGCGAATCTCAGTTGTGATGGTGTGAGAGGTCTGGATTTTCTTCCATCCCCTAGACCGATCACTTGTCCGTCTTGTCTTACTCTTGGGTGTTCTGCGCTCAATGCTGACTGTTCGGCTTCGCCGGGTTCATCGTTGACCCCCAGGGCCGCGAGTCGTTGCCTGAGCAACTCCTGCTGCTCCGCCGCCTCAAGGTCCGCCTCAGTCTCAGCGATCATCGTCTGATAAGTCTTCGATTCCACTATCGCCCCGCTTGTCTCAATAGGTTGCGGCAATCTATCGTGACTGACCAACGGCATCAAACCGTTCGCACCGTCGCCCCGGTTAACCCGACTGTATGAAAAACCACTGTTTATTCGTACATACCCCCAAAACCCTCCAAAACGCCCTAGGAGCGATTTTCTCTCGGTCTGATACCTCGCCCTTCCCCGGTCCCCGATCGTCGATCCTGAGCGATTTGCTGTATATGCATACAGTGGTTTGCAGGTTTTTGTGACACCTCAAGGTGTAAACCTGATCACGCTCATGCTGTTTGTTGTATGTGTTTGCATGACCATGTAAACCCTGATATTGTTCGCCCTGTAGTGCATTGCAACCCCTTACTGGAGATCACAATGGATACTCGATTTCAGACCCGCGAGGAATGGTTACAGGCCGCCGTCGATGAACTGCGCCCCGAATTCGCCGCTCACTCTCTAGCTCTCCCCTCACTGATCCGGACTGCCTGTGGTTTCACTTCCGCAGGTCGCCGGGGTCGCGTGATCGGTGAGTGCTGGTCTTCGCAAGCCTCGGCTGATGCCGCGACGGAGATTCTCATCTCTCCAACCCTCGACGATGGGCGGGAGGTTCTGGCTGTGCTGATCCATGAACTGATCCACGCTCACGGCATCAAGGGACACGGGAAACGCTTTGGTGCTGCTGCTGCCGCGATGGACCTCACCGGCCCGAATAAATCGACTGTGGCCGGCCCCGGGTTTGATGCCCGATTCGGTCCGATCCTCGGGTTTTTGGGGGCTTACCCTCACGCAAAGCTTTTGCTGGGAGCCCAGAAACCGAAACAGGGAACCCGGATGCTGAAGGCGTCTTGCCCGTCATGCGGTTACACCATTCGCCTGACCCAAAAATGGGCCTCCCT